ACCTAACCCCGAAGACCTTTACTGTGAGATGACACAGCTTTACAAAGACACAGGCGGCGATTTCGGTTGGCCTGACTACAACAGCAAGCACATAAATTGCGAGGGTTCGATCAGTGTTAAATAATAACTACGGAACAGACCTGACGTGGCAGCACAACCATTACTCACCAGAGCCGGACGATTGGGGCAAGGTTGACCCTGTAGCGCTAGCACCCAAGGTGTCGTTCTCACCTGCTATTCTAGGCGAGCTAGCCTATCCTGATGACCTGCGCGTGTATGTTGTGCATGAAGTAATAGCCTGTTATATTCAGCGCACATTAGACCTACCACTTAACACACCAATTGAGGTGGGAAAGTCTAGGATGTTTAAATACTTGCGCCTTGCTGACGGTAGAGTATGGGCAGAACAGAAGGGTTTAATAATACAGATTAGGAGTGATAAGTAATTGAGCAATAGACGAGACTTAGCAACACTACTAGAAGTGACTGAGCAGCTACAGCGGACACAGGAAAGGATAACAGCTACACACGAGCATGAAAACACAGAATACTCGCTAGGCTGTTATAGCACTATAAACCACGTTATAAACATTCTAGATTCTTTCATAAAATACACAGAAGAAGAGGAGCAACAACAATGAACACACACGCAACAGTAACGATTAGAAGCATCTACGGACAAGATCGAATCTATCCTGAGAACGACACGGCTATGGCACTGGCTGCCCTGCTAGGCTCTAAAACCTTTACACGTGAGCAGATCGCCAAGGCTAAGGTACTAGGGTATACGTTTGAGATTAAAGCGCCAGAGGTGACCATATGAGCTTTAATGCGCCACAGGCTAGATATCTAGCCAGACTACTCAAGATTAAGAACCCAACGCCGCTAGAGACTAAGACTATTGAGTCGTTAATAGTGGACTTAGGCGCGTATGGTGAGAGTTTGTACAGGATAGCAAGGGAGCGGCAGTATGAGCTTGTTTGATTGTTTCGAGTGGGCGTTAGATGAGGCTCAATGGTTAGCTAAAGTGACCCAGACAAAACAAGCTATTATCAGCTGCGAAGATAAGTATGGCGTTGTAGCCTGTAATGCCTTAGACTGTAGCGCCACAGTATTGGAAATAATAGGAGTTATAAATCATGATTAACGATTGGATAGACCCACCCGACAGCGTAGTCTTTACCGATGATGAAGTAGGTGCTTTAGAGAATGCTACCCTGCAAGAGAGCCGCCACAGGTTGCTAAATAACACTACTCTGCTTTGGGAAGCTATCGGCCCCGATGCCTTACCTAAAGACGAGACAGCTGCGACTACCTTAGAGACTGCAATAGCTTCTGCACTGGTCGAGGAAGACTACGAACTACTCGGCAGGCTTGTTACTGGTTTGGCTCTAACTTACGTTTACGAAATAACTCGTGATGAAATCTATGACGATTGGGAGAGNTATGTNAATGAATATTAATAATNGCTNTACTGCCTGTAATGTTCTGCCCTGCCAATTATGGGTAACTGCACAGGCGCGGCAGATTATCGGAGCATATCACGGATTTTCAATATCGTATAGCGAGGGTTGTAACAATGAGTGACAAAGAGATGGTCGGGAATGAGTGGGATTTGCTTATAGCGTGGCGCAATGGGTTCGGGTTTGACTTGTCGTCACCTAGCAAGGCATATTACACAGTCGAGGACGATAACAACCAGTTATTGAATATCAGTGTCGGCGGGTTTGAGTTACTATTACCCTTTATAGCGATACAACTAGTGGAGACGACCTATTATGAGTAAATCAATCGAAACTCACCTGCCCTGCCCTGACTGCGGCAGCAGTGACGCCTTGTGCTTGAATGCAGACCTGAGTACGTATTGCTTCAGCTGTCACAAGTACACACCGCCAAGCGAAAGCAATCAGCAAAGGCGCGTAGAAGCCCCTGTGAGCCCTTCTAAGCCCTCTAAACCGTTTAGTGATACCTTGAGCCTACTTACTCGACAAAACTTCGTAGGCGTCCCTGAGAGAGGCATAAGCGCTGCTACGATGAAGAGCTATGGGGTTGTTGTTGATAGTGGACAGGTTGTATACCCTTATTTTGCCAGTGACGAGCCAGTAACGCCCATTGCTGCAAAGGTTAGGTATCCTGATAAGCGTTTCCAAACTGTAGGCGATTGGTCTAGAGGTGGTTTGTTCGGTCAGCAGGTGTTCGGCAAGGGTGGCAAGTACGTCACTATTACTGAGGGCGAGTTTGACGCGCTAGCAGCGTTTCAGATGATGGGTAGCAAGTACCCTGTAGTTAGTATCAGAAACGGTGGCAGCGGTGCGCTTCGTGATTGCAAAGCCTCCTACGAATGGCTAGACAGCTTCGAGACTATTGTTATCTGCTTCGATGCTGACGAGGTGGGTGTTAAGGCAGCTGATGAGGTGGGGCAGTTGTTCGGCGGTAAAGCTAAGATTGTGAAGCACAAGAAGGATCACAAAGACGCTTGCGACTACCTGTTAGTTAATGACGTTCAGCTGTTCAATCAAGCCTTCTGGGACGCTGAAGCCTACGTACCTGACGGCATCGTAAACGGTGCTACCCTGTGGGACGATGTTAACACGCCGCTAGCCTTGGCTGAGGTGCAGTATCCCTTTGACGGCATCAACTCTATCACCTACGGCATACGCACAGGTGAGCTAGTGACTGTAACGGCAGGAAGTGGGTTGGGTAAGTCGCAGTTCTTACGTGAAGTTGTCTGGTCTACTCTGCGTGAGAGCCAACACAACATAGGCTTGCTGTTCTTGGAAGAAAGCATTAGGAAGACAGGCTTGTCGTTAATGTCTCTAGCGGCTGAGAAGCCCCTGCACCTGCCCACAACGATCAGCACAGAGGAAGAGCGTAGACGCGCCTTCGATGCTACGTTAGCTAATGAGCGGCTCTATATGCTAGACCACTTCGGCTCTACTGATGTTGATAATATTGTCGGTCGTGTACGCTACATGGCTAAGGCGCTAGACTGCCGCTATGTGTTCCTCGACCACGTTTCAATCGTTGTGTCGGCACAGGCAAACCTAGACGAGCGTAAAGCGTTAGACGAGATAATGACTAAGCTGCGTATGCTAGTGCAGGAGACAGGCATAGCGTTGTTCGTTGTTAGTCACCTGAAGCGACCTGAGAATAAAGGCCACGAGGAAGGCGCTGCAACGTCTCTGTCACAGCTGCGCGGTAGTGCATCAATAGCACAGCTTAGCGATATAGTGTTAGGTTTGGAGCGTGACGGACAGGCTGAAGATCATATGACTAGGAACACCACGACTGTGCGTGTACTGAAGAATCGGTTTAGTGGTGAGACAGGCAGGTGTGCTGAGCTGTACTATGACAAGGACACTGGTAGAATGACTGAGACAGTATTTGACGAACGAGCGTTATAAATAATTAAGGAGTAATACAGTATGAACTTTGGTCTAGACATCGAAGATACTTTTTTAGTGGATTGTGGTAGAGGACATAGTTACGCAATGGTGGTTGGTGAAGACCCTAAAGAGTACCCCTGCCCTTTCTGTACTGACCTGATGACGCTACACAACAAACTTAATAGCCTATGGCGCATAACTGATAAGGAGTTTGACTAATGAAATGCTTAGCTTGTGATGCAACACTGACAGACTATGAGGCTACGCTGAGGGACGTTAACACCTTCGAGTACGTTAGTGAGTGCTTAGAGTGTATTCGTAGCTCTAACGGAGTCTTTGACCTGACAGAACGACTAGACCTCAAAACTGTTAACGATATTGACCTAGAAGTTGATATCCCTTAATTGTCTTACAATAGGAGAGGACTAGTTTGTTAACTGTAGATATCGAGACTAACCTGAAGCACGACACTATCTGGCTTGCCTGTGCCGAGGATGTTGACACTGGCGAGCTGACCGACCACACCTCACCCGATACGTTACAGGCGTTGGTTAATGAGCATTCACAAATAGTGACACACAACGGCATCGGGTTTGACATACCAGTGCTTGAGCGTGTGTGGGGATTGGACTTTACAGGTAAGGAGCAGTTAGACACCTACGTGCTTTCCTGCCTGTACAGTCCTGCTATGCAAGGAGGACACTCGCTGTCGGCTTGGGGCGGTAGGTTAGGGTTTCCTAAAGGAGACTTTACAGACTTCGATGGTGGCTTGTGTGACGAAATGATTACTTACTGTAGGCAGGACGTTCGCGTCACTACTAAGACGTATCAGCGGCTAGACAAGCTACTGACCAAGGACGGATTCAGCCAAGAGAGTAGAGACTTAGAACACGCTGTGACTAAGGAGTTGGTGTTGCAGCGACAGAACGGCTTTAAGCTAGACTTAGGCAAGGCTAACACGCTGTACAGTTCGTTGACGTTCCGTATGCGTGAGATTGAGCAGGAGTTGCAGGCAGTATTCCCTCCAATAGTGTCTGAGCGTTGGTCTGAGAAGACAGGAAAGCAGCTTAAAGATAAGGTTGAGGTGTTTAACGTAGGCAGCAGGCCACAGATCGTAAAACGTCTACAGTCTGTTGGCGTTAAGTTTACTAAGAAGACTGACGGCGGCGGCTTTAAAGTAGACGAGACAATACTGGAAGACATAGAACACCCGCTAGCACAGCTTGTTGGTGAGTATCTGTTGGTACAGAAACGAGCAGCACAGGTTAGTTCTTGGCTTGAGGCTGTGCAGGACGATGGCAGGGTTAGAGGCAGGGTTGTTGAGCAGCGGCGCTGTTACAGGCAGGATGTCTCACATTGCCCCTAACATGGCTCAGATACCCGCTACACAGACTGTCACAGAGGGTATGTCTACTGTGCAGGCTTTAAAGGCTAGGTTAGGTGGTGAGTGTCGAGAGTGTTGGACAGTGGACGAAGGAAACAAGCTAGTCGGTGTTGATGCGTCAGGTTTGGAGCTGCGTATGCTAGCCCACTATATGCAAGACGAAGACTACACCTTGACAATACTAGAAGGTGACATACATACTGCTAATCAACAGGCAGCGGGTCTAGAGACACGTTCTCAGGCTAAGACATTCATCTACGCATTCCTGTACGGTGCAGGTGATGAGAAGATAGGCAGCATTGCAGGCAAGGGAGCTGCACACGGCAAAGAGCTGAAGCAGAACTTCCTAGACAACACACCTGCATTGAAGACACTGAAAGAACTGATTATCAAAGTGTCAGCTAAGGGTGGCACTATTCCTAGCCTTGATGGTAGACGCATTAGGGTCAGTAAGGAACACACAGCATTGAACTATCTACTGCAAGGCGGCGGTGCTGTCTTCATGAAGAAGGCTTTGCTAATTGGGGTTAGTCGTCTGAGGGAGTTACAGATACCCTTCAAGATTGTGGCTAACGTACATGACGAGTTTCAGGTGGAGACACCGGAGGCTTACGCCAAGGCAGTTGGCATAGCATTTAAGAAGGCTATGCAGCAGGCAGGTGTAGAAATGGAGCTACGTTGTCCTATGGACGGCGAGTATCAAATAGGCGACAATTGGTCGCAAACCCATTGACTTAACACACAATTAGTGTTAGCATTTAACTTCCAACTTGAGGATATAAATTATGAGCAAGCCATTAACGATCAACACAGAACTATACTGGGCAAACCTATCAACTACTAACCAAATGTCTGGTAAGTATCAGGTAGATATGTCTCGTCTCTCTGACGCCGCTGTAGAAGCCTTAGAAGAGCAAGGCTTTGCTGTGAAGAACAAAGACGATGCGCGAGGTAACTTCATTACAGTTAAGTCTACAAACCCAATGCGAGCTTACAACACGCACGGTGACGAGATTAGCTGCCTTGTCGGTAACGAGTCCAAGGCTAAGGCTGTACTGGGTTCGTATGATTGGGACTTCCAAGGTAAGAAGGGTCGTTCTCCAACCTGCCTGAAGCTAGTCATTACAGATTTGAATGAGTACACAGCTGAAGGTGCTGATATTGATATTAATCTGGAAGCTGCCCTCTAATGCTTCTAATTGATGGCGATATATTTTGCTATCGGGTGGCTTGTGTGTGTGAGACTAGCGCACAAGCCATTAGAGGTTTTAACGGTCTAATATCTGATGTGTTATTAGGCTTCCCAGACCACGACTACGTTCTATACATAACAGGCGGCAACAACTTCAGACACGATGTAGCCACTACTGCCCCTTACAAAGGGAACAGGAAAGACACACCCAAGCCTGAGTTCTTGCCTGACGTTCGTCAACACGCTATAGAGTATTGGGGAGCTGTACTGGTGGAGGGTGAAGAAGCTGATGATGCTATTGCTATCGCAGCGTCTACGCACTACCTCAACCATGACCCAATAATGGTTAGCATTGACAAAGACTTCGACCAAATAGCAGGTATGCACTACAACTTCGTTAAACGCGACCTCTACTTCATCACTTCCGAGACAGGCTTGAAAAACTTCTATAAGCAAATACTGACAGGTGATAGCATTGACAATATCATTGGTGTTGACGGTATAGGCGCAGGAGCTGCACAAGACCTCATTGGTGGGTGTCGTAAAGAGACTGATATGTGGGACATCTGCGAAGACCAATTAGGCTATGACAGGGCGTTAGAGAACGCTAGGCTGTTGTGGCTAAGACGTACAGAGGGTCAGATGTGGATGCCTCCACGAGAGCGTACAGCAGGGGAGCGTTTCTATGGTGAAGCCACGAGTGCCACGCACTAGGGCAGGGAAGACATGGACTGAGGCTCGTTACTGGCAGTTTATACGGTCAGCATTAAGACAGGCTTACAGTCGCTACCCTGTGAAGTTTCAAGTTAAGAAGGATGCAGAGAGAACAGTAACAGGATGCAGGCACAAGTATGAGTATCAGTGTGCTGAGTGTTCTGAGTGGTTTACCAACAAAGAAATACAGGTAGACCATATTGTTCCGGCAGGTAAGTTAAGCAGCTACAAAGACATTGCAGGGTTCTCAGAGAGGTTGTTCTGTGAAGCAGACGGTATGCAGTGTCTGTGTCTAACCTGTCACCAATCTAAAACTAACGAAGAACGTGCAGCGAGGAAAAAGACATGAGACACTTTGTCATACCTGACACGCAAGTCAAACCTGACTCTAACACAGAGCATCTAACGTGGGCAGGGAAGTACGCTGTAGCGATGAAGCCTGACGTTATCATTCACTTAGGCGACCATTGGGACTTTCCAAGCCTGTCTAGCTACGACAAAGGTAAGAAGTCCTTTGAAGGCAGACGTTANCAAGCTGATGTTGCGTCTGGTAAGCAGGCTATGGAGGCTTTCCTAGCGCCTATAAAGGAAGAGCAGGCAAGGCTACGCACTAACAAGCACAAGCTGTGGAAGCCTAAGCTAGTGTTCCTACTGGGCAACCATGAGAACAGGATTACTAGAGCAGTAGAAGACAGTCCTGAACTTGAAGGTTTGATGTCATTTGATGACCTTGGTCTAGAGAAGATGGGTTGGGAAGTTGTACCGTTCTTAGAAGTTAAGATGATTAACGGTATTGCCTACAGCCACTACTTCACTAGCGGTGTCATGGGACGCCCTGTAGCGTCTGCTAGAATGCTGCTGACTAAGAAGATGGTAAGTTGTGTTATGGGACACGTACAGGACAGAGACATTGCCTACGCTCGTAGAGCCGACGGTCTGTCAGTGACGGGGTTGTTTGCAGGCATCTTCTACCAAGAGGATCAGTCTTACCTGTCACCACAGACAAACCTGTCATGGCGTGGTATCTGGGTGTTTAACGAGGTTGATAACGGCAGCTTTGATGAACTCCCAATTAGTATGTCATACCTACGTAAGAAGTTTGGAGAGTCTACAGAATGAGTAAGACATTCACAGAGATTAAAGAACAGCTTTATCTACTAGACGAGATAACAGTGTTGGAGACGTTAGAGATAAACTCCACAGAGTTAGTAGATCGTTTTGAAGACAGAGTAGAAGATAAATTAGATCAGATATTGGAAGATTTAGGAGAATACGATGAGCTTCCTTGACAAATCACCTGCTGAAGAGTGGGACGCTGTAAACAAGAGACGTAGAGCGCAGGCTAGACGCGTTAACGAAGAACTAAACGCCGAAAAGAAAGCCTCACAGAATGATAAAGACGCTATCAACCCTAGTCACTACAGGGGGAATGGTATTGAGTGTATTGAGTACATGAAAGAACGACTCAACAGGGACGCCTTTCTAGGCTACCTAAACGGTAACGTCATTAAGTATACACACCGTTGGCAAGACAAGAACGGCATAGAAGACCTACGCAAAGCACGTTGGTACTTAGACAGACTTATAGAGGAGCAGTGCAATGTCTAGAATGGATGAGTTAATACAGCTGTGTACTAAGTGGAGCAGC